CATGCTTCAAAACGAAGATGATGCTATTAATGTCTCGCATTATATAATGGATCTAATACAATCAGCATTAGATGAATTATCAGTAGAATATCCAGATCTTAACATTGATATGGCAGATACTGATGACGTTAACTATAAAGATTTTATGGTTATTCTAAATATGCTGGTTAGTTTATTTTTCAGAAGAGCTGGAATGGATCATATCTTACACGAAGATTTAGAGTCATCCTATGAAAAATTAGCAGCACTAGTTGCTTTCAGATTAGAAGATTACCAATTAACAGTAGAGGACATTGACGACGAAGATGATATTACTTGATTATAGCCAAATCGCACTATCAAATATTATAGTGCAAAAACTAAATGATGAAAAAATGATTAGACATATGATACTAAATAGTATTAGAATGTATAATAAAAAATACCGAGCAGAATACGGACAAATGGTTATTTGTGCTGATGGTATGAATACCTGGAGAAAAAGCTTTTTTCCGGAATATAAAGCTCATAGAAAAAAGAAGAGAGCAGAAACTGATTCAACTATGAATTGGAATGAAGTATTCAGAATTCTAAATTTAGTTAGAGAAGAACTTAAAGATAATTTTCCGTATAAGGTAGTACATATGGAAGGTGCAGAAGCAGATGATATTATTGGTGCTTTAGTGCAAAATACTCAAGAGTTTGGCAATCATGAACCAGTAATGATTATATCTTCTGATAAAGATTTTATACAATTACACAAATATTCAAATGTGAAACAGTTTTCACCAATTCAAAAGAAAGCTGTTTCAGATAAAAATCCTAGGACATATTGTTTTGAACATATATGTCGTGGCGACAAGGGCGATGGTATACCAAATATACTATCACCTGATAACTCTTTTGTTGATGAAATTAGGCAATCGCCAATGACACAAAAGAAAATAGCTTATTGGTTAGAAAACTCCGATAAGTTACAGGAAGTGATGACAACTGAGGAATTCAGAAATTACCAAAGGAATAAGAAACTTATTGATTTGGAAGAAATCCCGGTTGATCTATCTCAAACTATTATAAATAATTTTGTAGAGCAAAAGCCAGCTATGCGAATGAAAGTTTTAAACTATCTAATTAAAAACAGATTGAAGAATCTGGTTGAATGTGCGGAGGAATTTTACAATGGCTAATTTATTAATCTCTGAGGTATTAGCTAATACCGGTAAAAAAAGAGGAAAAGCTGAGAAGCAAAAATATCTAAAAGACAACTATTCAGTTGCCTTAATTACAGTACTTAAAGGAGCTTGGGATCCCATTGTAGAATGGAATCTTCCTGAGGGTGTGCCACCTTACACAAAGGACGATGCACCTATAGGACATAGTTCTAGTAATCTGCATTTAGAGCAGAAAAGATTACCTTACTTTGTTAAAGGCCATCCCATGGCAAAGGGATTACCAACCAGTAAGGTAGAAAAAATGTTTATCAGCATGTTAGAATCAGTACATCCTGACGAAGCCGATATTCTTATTGCAATGAAGGACAAGGCATTCACCGGTAAATTCGGTGGTGTTACTAAAAAAATGGTAGCAGAAGTTTGGCCTGACCTATTCAGTGATATGGTGTTAGATGACGCTATTATTGATAAAGCAATCTAATTAAAATTAACTTAACAGGAGAACCCAATACCTATATTATGTTTTTTTAAATTTTAACTAACCAACAAGGAGAATCCATGCACGAGATTCATCGATTGAGGCGAGATATCATTGAAACTAAACATTATAGAATGAGATTAATTAAAAAAGGCAAAGAAGTTCTGGCATATAAAATGGCTAAAAAAGTATTATATATGGAAAAGAATCTTCAAGATCTTGAACAGGTATATATGGGGAGGTAACCATGGGGTTAACCTCACTCGTGGGGTTAACTTTTACTAAAAACATGTGTACATGTGCAGTAAAGTATGGTATAATGGTATTATATTACAAACAGGTTATATTATGAATATATTTATCTTAAATGATGATCCAGTGAAAGCAGCACAAGACCAGTGCGATAAACATGTGGTGAAAATGATTGTAGAATCAGCTCAAATGCTTTCTACAGTACATCGTATGCTTGATGGCGTAATGGAACGTAGGCCATCAAAGTCTGGTTCCATGTTACAATACTTTAAACTTAATGACGAAAGAGAAGACATTCTTTATAAGGCATGTCATTTTAATCATCCATCTACAGTATGGACCAGAGAATCAGTGCATAATTACAAATGGCATTATGAACATTTTGTAGCCTTATGTGATGAGTATACATACAGATATGGTAAAATACATGCGACAGATACAAAGCTCAGAGGTGAGTTATATGACACACCAGATAATATTCCTCAAATACCAATGACACCGTTTAAATTAGCAATGGCTTCATTTCCGGAATGTATATCAGAATGTCCAATTACATCATATCGTAAATTTTACGAAACAAAACAACATAGGTTCAGCATGGCTTGGACTAAACGAGAAGTACCGGAGTGGTTTAATTATGCCAATGTATGATTTTAAAAATTTAGAAACTGGTGAAGTAGAAACTAAAATGATGTCAATTGCTGACATGCAAGAATATGTTAAGGATCCAAATATTCAGCAGGTTATATCTCCATCTCATATAGGTTATGAAGGAAATAAATCTATATTAACAAGAGCTGGAGGTGGTTGGAAAGAAGTTCAAGATAGAATTAAAAGTGGATTACCACCACAGGATAGGGATAAAATTAAAACACAATGAATAAGAAGCCATCAAAACTTAGAATTGAGCATTTAGCTAAATTAGAACCACTAACAGAAAACCAAAAACTAGCATTTGATTCATTTGCTTCTGGTAATCATATGTGCTTAGATGGTTCAGCAGGTACAGGTAAAACCTTTATATCACTATATCTTGCACTAGAAGCTGTCTTAAAGAAAGAATACAGTAAGGTTATTATTGTTCGTTCTGCAGTTCCTACAAGGGATATGGGATTTCTACCAGGAACACAAGAAGAAAAAGAAGATGCATACACTGCACCTTATAAAGCTATTGTTAATGATTTATTTCAAGATAACGATGGATGGTCCAAAATGGTCCAAAATAAAAATATAGAGTTTCTTACAACTTCGTTTATAAGAGGATTAACTATTAAGAATGCAATTGTAATAGTTGATGAATCTCAAAACTGTAATTACCATGAGCTATGTTCAGTAATCACAAGGTTAGGTGAAGACTGCCGATTTATAATGTCAGGTGATTATTACCAATCCGATTTTACAAGAAATGGTGATAAAGACGGAATTAAAGAATTTATTAACATTATTCAAAACATGAAATATTTTGATCATATCGAATTTTCATGGGAAGATATCGTACGAAGTGGATTCGTAAGAGACTTTATTATGACAAAGGAATTATATGAAAATGGGAAACTTTAAACATGAACCAATTGATCTTGGCTATACAGACCTTACTGCACAATCTACTGGCTCTGGGCGAGAATACGCCGATCCTGATAATAATCGCTATCCTAGTGTTACAACAGTACTTTCAATATTAAGCGAAGATCATATTCGTGCTTGGAGAGCTCGTGTTGGTGAAGAAGAAGCCAATAGGATATCACGAAGAGCTTCTACAAGAGGCACAAAAGTACATGCTGTATTAGAGAAATACGTAGATAACGATAAAGATTATTTAGATGGTGCAAATCCAATTGTTACTTCTAATTTTCTAGAAGTTAAAAAGATTTTAGATGAAAGGCTAAGCTTAGTTTATGCTCAAGAAGCAGCACTATATTCTAAACACTTAGGATTGGCTGGAAGAGTCGATTGTGTAGGTGTATGGGATGGTAAAAATTCTATCATAGATTATAAAACAGCAGCCAAACATAAACGAAAAGAATGGTGTGAAAACTATTTTATTCAAGAAACTGCATATGCTATTATGTGGGAAGAAAGAACAGGAATGCCAATCACTCAATTGGTAACTGTAATCGCAGGAGACGAAGGTGCGCAAGTTTTCGTTGAACATCGCGATAATTGGAGTAATAAGTTATTAGAAACTATTGCTGAATACAAAAAACGTAAGATTTTCGGGAGATAATATGAAAAACTTTAGAGATCAGATGGTAAAAACATCAATGGAATACATGCAAGCTCAGGCTGCAAAACATAAGATGAATGCAGATATTATTTTAAGCAATCAAGTATCAGTTGGTGAACATTCAGACCAAATGGAAACACTTGAAAAAGAGCTTGGTTTAATGGCTGAATACATCGACAAATACGAAGTTTTGGAAAAATATTTTAAATAATGTTAAAGTGGTTACAAAATTATGAATCAAAGGGCCACGTAGGTATTACATGTGGTGCCTTTGATTTACTTCATGCTGGGCATATTACAATGTTGGCTGAAGCTAAAAATGAATGCGATTATTTAGTAGTAGCATTACAGTGTGATCCTACACTTGATAGACCAGAAAAAAACAAACCTGTTCAATCCATAGTTGAACGTCAATTACAAGTTGCTGCAGTTAGATATGTCGACGATGTAATTATCTATAATACAGAAGAAGAGTTAAAAGATATATTTTTATCACTTCCAATTGATGTAAGAATCATTGGATCTGATTACCTAAATAAGGACTTTACTGGTAAAAATATATGCGAGGAAAGGAATATTCGTATAGTTTATAACACTAGAGATCACTCGTTTTCTTCTACGTCCTTACGCGAAAGGATCAAAAAACAAGAGAAATAATGCAGAAAACCCTGTACAAATATGCATAATAATGGTATAATATACATATTAAATAAACAAATAAAGAAAGATGAAAACGATGAAAGAAAATATAATTTTAGTAGATTGCGATGGAGTACTATGTGATTGGGAATACTCATTTACGCAGTGGATGAACCATAAGGGTTATCCAACAAGTGATTACACACAATACAATGTTGCTAAAAGATTTAATTTAACACCAGAGTTTAGTAAAAAGTGTGTTCAAGAATTTAATGAATCAGCAGCAATTGCTTTTTTACCACCTTTAAGAGATGCTGTTTATTACATGAAAAGACTTAATATGTTACATGGTTATAGATTCCATTGTATTACATCTTTAAGTGATAATAAATACGCTCAAAGATTAAGAACTCAAAATCTTGAATTACTTTTTGGTAAAGAGTTATTCGACGATTACATCTATCTTGCATGTGGTGCTGATAAAGATGAAGAGCTTAAAAAGTACGAAGGCACAGAATGCTTTTGGGTAGAAGACAAAGTAGAGAACGCAGAAGTTGGAAAGAGATTTGGTCTTAATTCAATTCTTGTAGCTCATGAACATAACGCTTATTATGAAGGAGATATTCCAAGGTATTGGAAGTGGAAAGACATATATAAGCATATAACTGGAGAAGTATAATGCCAATAAAATTTAAAGAATCAGTGAAGAATAGAGATGGATCAGTCCAAAACTTTTACATGAAATCAACCCCACTTGCGGAATTGAAAGAAGCGTTAGATAGACAACATACGCCTAATAAGAAGAAACAAAAAATACGCAATGAGTTGGTAAGGCGCGGTGCTTAGGTATCTGTGGAAAATATGGGCTAAATCCCTGGGTGGGAAAGCAAGTAGAAATGATGATCGCCAAAACGATCATGTAGCGATTGCAAGGACAATAATTATTTTAATTTATATTATAACAAATTTAGTTATTATTTCTGGCGTGATACGTCATTGGTAATAGGGCAGAAATTTCTGACTACCTTGTGTATCCTTCCAGATTTCATCATCCTGTGAAATTTCTTCCAGTATAATTTAATCATATAACTATTTATAAGACTTATGGCAACGAAAAACGAAATAACAGGCGACTCTATTAAAAGTAAGGGTCCAAGTAAAGCATATTCTGATAACTGGGAATCTATCTTTGGTAAAAAGAAGAAAGACGAAAAGAAAGATCAGGATAAAAAAGAGGTGCAGCGCCCTTAGCTCAGCTGGATAGAGCAACAGCCTTCTAAGCTGTGGGTCCCAGGTTCGAATCCTGGAGGGTGCGCCAAAAATATATACTTAAATGTATATTAGAATATATAATTTATTAACTAAAAAGGAAAGTGAAATGAGCAGTATTATTATACCATCGTCGGATGCAGACAAAAAACGTATCAGAGAAGCAATGCAAGAGATTAGTAACTCTTATATTAGAATGGAAAGTGAAAGGGCTTTTGTAAAAGAAGCTATTGAGGCATTGGAAGACGATGTTGAAATCCCAAAGAAAATTCTAAGGAAGATGTCAAAGGCTTTTCATAAGCAAAATATATCTGAAATTGTTACAGAAGTTGAGGATATTGAGGCATTAATGGAAGCTACTAAGTAAGAAATCTTATAAATAGTAGTATGATTAATTTTAATGGCTACATCACGGAAGAGATAGAAAAACGAGGAGTCACGGAAGTTGCTATATTGGCACTAGATGCTGATGAAGGAACTGCCGCTGACATAATCTCTAATGTTTGTGAGTTTAACGATGTTAAATGCACACTTATACACACCAACAAAGCATTCCTAGCGGATAGCGATGTAGAACTAAGGAAGGTTGAGATACATAATATTGATGGTAAAGGTAAACTTATATCTTTAGACATTGATAATACTATCGTCTTTGTTAGGGCTGGTGCTGTAGGAACCTTAGTAGGGCAAGCATTAGTATCATCATTACAGACAGCTGGATTCTTTTTAATAAATGATTTAGAATCTATGTTATTATGTAATAATAAAATGGCAACAAGTATTGCACTACAAAGAAATAATGTGCAGATACCTAAAACAGCCATTTTAAACAATGAAGAATCTATTGATTTAGCTGTAAAAAGCGTTGGTGGTAAATATCCATTAATCATAAAAACACTTACAGGAACGCAAGGTATTGGCGTATCTAAGGTAGAATCATATGATTCGTTAATCTCAGTATGCCAATCTTTATGGAAGTTTGAAGCACAGTTGTTATTGCAAGAATATTTAGAAATGAAATCTGATATTAGAACACTTGTAATAAATGGCCATATTATGGCATCAGCTGAAAGAAAACAAACTAAAAAATCTAAAGACTTTAGAAAAAATGTTCATAGGGGTGCAGAAGCAATTCCATATAAACTATCTGAAGAGGAAGTAGAAGTAATACTAAATGCTGCTCGAGCAACTGGTGCATATTATTGTGGAGTTGATCATACAGTAGTTAATGGTGAAATATATGTTGTTGAAGTAAACGGTTCGCCTGGTGCTAAATCACACTTTATGGGTTATGATTTAGAAACTAATAAACCTACTAAACCTTTAACTGCTGAGAAAGCAATCGATTTAATGATTAAACATATATTAGAACCATACAATAGAAAAACTTGGTTTAGACAAGAAGCTGGATATATAGAAACAGTTCATATTGAAGGTTATAAACTACCGATTAGAGCTAAATTTGATACAGGTAATGGAACAGACGCTTCCATGTTACATGTTGATAAAGTAGAAGTAAAGAATAATAAAGTTTATTGGGAAAAGAATGGTCAAAAATTCGTTAACAAATACCTTGGTAAATCAGTAGGTGTTAGAGGTCCTAATAATAAAATTGAAAGAGCTAAGGTAGAACTTACAGTTAAATTTAATGGTAGATCATATAATGCATTTATTGGTTTAACTGTAGAAGACTCAGCAAGTGAAATGTTAGTTAATAGAGAATTAATGACACTTATGAGAATAGCAATTAATCCAAGCTTAAGGTTTGGTATTAGTGATTGGACAAGAAAGAACGATGAAACTGATGTTTAATAATAGAAATATAAAAGTTAGGAAGATAGTTCCAGTGCATGCTTTGACCAAAATCCAGGAAGATAAAACTAAGAAAATTCCTAGGAAAGAGAAGCATAAGCATATAAATAGTTACGAGGTATAAAAATGGCAGATATAAATTTAGATTTCGATTTTGGCTTTACAGCTGTTGATGAAAATGAATTAGAAGCAGTACAAAAAGTTACAACTGAGGCTTCTGATGCATCAGCTAGTTTACAAGAAACCGAAGAAAAACTAAATAAATTATATAACGCTATATTACCATTGTTAACAAATTTAAAGAAAAATCCTGAAAAGGAATATATTCTCTGGCCCAATCGAGTTGAGAAGATTGAGCAGTTTGAAGATTTAATTACGGGGATTATTAAGTAATGCCAATACCAAGTTCAAATATATCTATGACTGCAATTAATACTGAAGTTACTAGTGTTGATAGTCTTTCATTAAAAACATTGTCCGATAATGCTACATCTGGTTCTGATCCTAATGACGGCGCGCCGTATGGAATGTCAGAGTTTAGTGGTTATACACACGCTGTTCCATACCCAGCTGCTACATCAAGTCTTGTTCAGTTTGCAAGTGCTAGTGGTACTAGTTTGACAAGTTATAAGTTTAGCACAGGTAGCAGTATTCCACCAAATGCTGCTGCTCCTAAAGCTGGATTTACCGTTAGAGTACTTACTAATGCGTATGGATCATATTACTATGTAAAAGAAGCTTATAGTAGTGCAACCAGTCTATACCGTAAAAATTCTACAAATAACACGTTAAGTACCACAGAGAAATTAATGTCGTATAACCCGAATACAATAAGTCAGGTTAGTCATATTAAAATAAACTTTACTGCTTCTTTGCTCTCATCAGGGCCAAGCGGGTTTTTATCAAATGGATCTACTGGCTGGATAGCAACTTCTGGATCAAGCTTTCAGCATTCAGCTACGTTATATGTTCAAGCATCTGCAGAATGTTATAATACATCTATAAGAGAAGCAACTGGAAATGTTCAAATCTACCTTAGAGGTAGTGGTTTTCAAGATACTTTAGTTGCAGAGCACGATTATAGTGCAGAAGCATCGGCAACAGCAACGGCTTGTTTATAAGGAATAATATATGGCATTACAAACATCAGGAGCAATAGATTTAAACGCCATCCACGTTGAAGCAGGTGGGACTAGTGGTACATCTGCAACTATTAACGATTCTGATATTCGTGGACTAACTGCGGCCTCGGGTTATACAATACCTACAGGTTCTGGAACTGCAATTGATTTCGGTGATTTCTACGGCGCATCATCATTGTCTACTATGACTACTACTAACTATATGCGACAAGCATCTAGTGGTACTACAAATTTTGCTGGTTATTCAAATCAAACCCAGTCAGGCGCTATTGTATTTGGTGCGGGTGGTGGTTTTTTTGTAAGATTAAGAAGAGCGGATCCTTATGTTTATTTAGAAATAAAAGAAATGTTGAGCTCCTATGGTTCAAATTGGTATAATACAAGCGGAACTGTTACTGGATTGAGTACGACTTATGTGAGCATGGGAAGATTTAATTTAACGGGCGTTACTTCCATTGCATTAGACTGGACTACTCCTACTGTAAGTGGTAGTTTTGCATCGGCCGCTGCTAGTGGAACTAGTACACCAACAGGAGCAACTTACGCTGCCTCGGATAACTCGTTTCAAACTGTAAGTAATAACCAATCAGTAGGATTGCAATTTAAAATAAATGTATCCGCTGAATGCTACGCAAATCATGTTGCGAATGCTTATACATTTATTACTGCAAGAGCTAGAAAGTCTGGATATGCTGATGGCGCCTTAGGTAGTTATTTATTAAGAGCACGTGGTCAAGCCACATCTACCGCTTGTTTCTAAGGAGAATTTAAAATGATAACATCTACATATACAGTTGAAAGAAATGAAGCGGGTGAAAGCACTTCTATTACGTGGAATTTTAAAAAATATTCCACAAGTACTATAGAGGTTCAAAGCCATGTTGTAGATAGTGATGGAAATACCGAAGAGTTTGAGGTATCAGTAGCTAATGAAAGCGATCTAATCGATACATATACAAAAGTTTATAGTATACCTGAAGATCAAAGAACGACAGCAACACATGAAGAGCCACATGTTCATGAAAATGAAATGGCATTTCAAGCTGCATACCAAACTTGGTGTGTATCTGCTGAATTGGAATATATTTAAAAGGAAAATAATATGACTATACACGTACATATAAAAACAGACGTTGTAAGAGATGAATCTGATGTAACAAAATCAATTAATGTTACACTAGAAAAACATTCTGATACGAGTGTAATAAATGGCACATACACAAATGATGACGGAGATCTTATATCTCATACATATCACGGTTATGTTGATGATACTATTCTTACTACAAAGTCAATGGTGTTTACTATACCAGATGACGAACAGACAGATGTGCTTGTAGGTACCCATCCTCATAATGCTGAAAATGAATTAGCATACCAAGCGCTATTTAATAAATGGTGGGCTGGATTTAAAAGCTCAGATGAATTCCAAACAAAGCATTTGGAATTAGTAACAGGAGAATAAAATGTTTTGGAATAAAGAAGAAAAAACGGTGATTGATGTAGATCAGTTAAGAGAACAATTAATTATAGACGAGGGACAAGTAAATGAAATTTATCATGATCACCTCGGTTATGCTACATTTGGTATTGGACACTTGGTACTTGAAGGAGACCCAGAACATGGGTTGGAGGTCGGTACTGCAGTGGCAGAGGATAGAGTCATTGAATGTTTTGCCAAGGATGTAGAAACAGTAATCGAGGATTGTAAAAAATTACACGACGGGTGGGATGGATATCCACAAGAAGTGAAACAAGTCATTGCGAACATGATGTTCAACATGGGACTTACGCGCTTAAGTAAATTTAAAAAACACAACGCAGCGCTGCAATGTGGTGATTGGCCGGTAGCGGCTGTTGAAGGGAGAGATTCAAGATGGTACAAGCAAGTAACGAACAGAGCAGAAAGACTTATGGGAAGACTAGAGGCCCTTTAAAGGTCGAATCTAGTATTCCACAAGAGGAACAAGAAAGTAAAGGCTGGTATTGGTGTCATGAAAAGCAAGGTCTTTTTAGATACTCAGACTGGCATAAATCAATAAATGAACTTAATTTGATCAGTTCATAATAGGAGAAAAGAAATGGCAAGTACAATTAAACTTTTAGGATCTCAAACAGATCTTACATCAGCTACTACAGTAGGAGAAGCCACAGTTGTTAGAGTATTAGCAACTGCAGCTGGAACTATAACACAAAAAGCAGCAGCTGGTGGAGCTACCATAGGTACTATTCAGATGTTAGCAAATACAGAAATCGTATTGGCTAAAGCACCTGCTAATACTTTAGAAGGTGGTGCAACATTTAAAGTAGTTAAAATCGCTTACAGCAATTAAGTTAATGCCGTATGATAGATATAACCGAGATAGCACATGAAAAACTCGTCGAAAAGACGCGCAAAGCTGGTAACAATATTATCAGAATTGGGCTACTTCCTGCTGGTTGCAACGGTTGGAAATACCAGTTTGTATTTGTTACTGACAGCGATGCAGACGACCACATAATAGATTATGGCGATTATATCTTAGTTGTTGAAACAGGCCAGCTTCATAACTTTATGAATATGACCCTTGATTATCAAACCGAGGGTCTAAATTCACAATTCAAATTTTTAAATCCAAATGAGGTCGCGTCCTGCGGCTGTGGACAATCAATATCGTTCTAAACACTTAATCTTATAAATAGATTATATGGAAGATTTGTTTACTTTAATTAAAGATGTAGGAGTGCCTATTGCGGCTGCAATATCATGCGGTGTCTTTGTATTTATTGTAATTAAACAAATATTTAGCGGTGTTTTAGATCAAATAAACACACTAACTATATTTACCAAATCTTTAGAAAACAGAGCTAGATCTATGAATAATGAAATTATTAAGGTTGATTTATTAGTGTCTAGTGCTTTAGAATTAACCCCACCTATCGACCGAGTGGCCAGATCCGAAAATTTTGTAGAGGATGGAAAAATCGATACAAGAAGAGACTAACGTATTATGGACATAGCTGGATTAATTATAGAATTCGGATTTGAAACAGTAGCGTTAGTAGGACTTGGTTATTTTGTGTTTTATGTATGGCAATTTGTTTCTAATGAATTAGAGCCAAAGCTTGAGGAAATGCATTTTGGTTTAATACGTTTAATAGACCAAGTTAGAATGCTTGATCAAGATATGATTAGATTACAAGAAAAGGTTAAAGTAGTACTAGAGTATAGAGAAAGACAGAAATTATTAGATATGGAAAAGAAAAATGAAGATTAGAAATATAGCATTAATAGGAATGGTAATATCATTTCCAGTATTTGCTGATGAAATTAAATTTGGATTTAAAAATCCATCGTTCAGTGGAGGTGGAACAGGAGCACATTATTTAACGATTGAGAACCAAGAACATTCTCGTAAAAAAGCAATTGAAGATGCTTTAGAGGCTGCAAGAAAAGCAGCAGAAAGAGAAGCTGAAAACTCTACAATGGCCAAGTTTATACGAAATTTGGAGAGTAGAATATACTCTCAGATGTCAAAACAATTAGTTGAATCTATGTTTAGTAATGATGGGTCAGTAAGATTTGGTTCATTTACATTAGAAGGTAATGTAGTAACATACGAAGTACTTACCAATGAAGACGGTACAGAATATATTAAAATGACAATAGTTGATTCTGATGGAACTACTACAGTTATTGAAATACCAGTAGGAACTGGAAACTTTGGGCAAGATCCGGATGTCGGTTAAGTATATATTAATATTATTGCTGCTTAGTGGATGTGCATCAGTACCGCAGTGGAGCCCAAATCCACAAGATTGTAATGATTTAGAAGGAAAATACGATCAAGGTTTTAATAGACATCTGCAGATGGGTATACAGAAAACCATGGCTAGAAAGTATATCTGTGTTGATGAACCAACGGCTGTTAGGTTACCAGCATATGTAGATTTATTAAATTTACCTCCAGCAAAGGATAAACCAGTTGTTGCCGTATATAAGTTTGAAGATAAAACAGGACAAAGAAAATCAGTAGATAATATAGCATCGTTCTCTACTGCAGTTACCCAAGGTGGTACTGAATTATTAATAGATGCTCTCAAAACTGCAGGTGGCGGAACCTGGTTTAGAGTAGTAGAAAGACAAGGGATTGATAATCTTGTAAGGGAAAGACAAATTGTAAGATCGACCCGACAAGATGTTGCTAAAGCCGAAGGGACTGAAGCACGAGGAGTTGGACCTCTCTTATTCGCTGGAATGATTATAGAGGGAGGTATTATTGGTTATGATGCTAATACGGAAACAGGTGGTCGCGGCGCACGAACACTTGGTATAGGTTTTAGCAAAATGTATCGTAAAGACGTTGTTACAGTTTCTATTAGAGCAGTATCTGTATTAACGGGTGAAGTTTTGTTAAACGTCCAAAGTAAGAAATCGGTATTATCTTACGGAAGTGGAGGCGACTTGTTCAGATTTATAGAACAAGGAACTCAACTTGTAGAATACGAGGACGGAGTGGGTAATAATGAGTCGGTTACATATGCAGTTAGAGCTGCTATTGAAGCTGCAGTTTTGGAATTAATCTACCAGGGGCATGACCGTAACTTCTGGGATATAAACGAGGGTCATAGACATCCACATCAACATGATGGGGTGAACGAAAGACACTCAAATGACGAGGAAAACGAAAATGAATAAACTTTTAAGTATAGTTGTCTTAGGATTATTATCTACATCGTTTGTTTATGCTGCAGCTACTGATGATAACGAAATTAGAATAGATCAAACTGGTGACACTTTAATCTTATATATCGATCAAGTAGGTTTTGGTAACAAAATAGGACTCACCGATTACTCTGGAAGTCCTGCAGATATGACAATAGTAGGTTCGAGCTTAACATTTGATATTGACCAAATTGGTAATCAGAATTTAATTTTTGGCCCATTAAAGCTAGACTCATCTTCTTTAACATTCAATTTAACTGGAGATTCAAATAAGGTAGATTGGGATATAGGTACAACGGGTAGTTCTGATACTACTAATTATGCCTTTGCTGTTACTGGAGATAGTAATACATTTGATATAGACCAAGGTAAAGTTGGAGCAAGTGCTGAAAGATTAGATGCTGATTTGGTATTAATTGGTAACTCAAACATATTTGATATAGACTTTGAAACTGATGATATAACTTGGGACTTTAAGATTACTGGAGACGGTAATAATGTTAATACATTACAGAAAGATGGAGCACAAAAAATAACGCTTGAATTAGTAGGTGATAGTGCAGATATTGATATTAATCAATTATCAGGTACATGTGCTGCTAGTGGCGGAGGTTGTGCAACTCCTAATGCAATTATCAATTTAGATATTACATCAGACAATGCTAAGATACAGATCAACCAGAAAGATTCTGGTAGCGACTCTTAGTTTACTATTCATCACTGGAATCACTTATGCTGATTCCATTGGTGACATAGTAGAGTCAACTGGCATTGGCCAGATTGTTCGTAATAATGAACAAATAGTAGTAGCTAATGCATTAGCAATAGAGTTAAATGATGAAGCAAAAACTGGTAACGGAAGAATGCTTATTGAGTTTTTAGATAAGGCTCAATTATCTTTAAAGGAACATTCTGAAGTACTAATAGACGAAATATATTATGACCCTGATCCTTCACTCTCAAAAATGAGTATGAAGTTTACAATGGGAACGGCAAGATTTGCATCTGGAAGATTAGGATTAGTGAATAAAGCCAATATTGATATCAAGACTCCTACGGCCTCAATTGCCGTACGGGGAACTGATTTTACAACAACAGTAGATGAGTTAGGTAGAAGCCTAATCATA